CGTGTTGATGCCTGTCGAATTCGAGCAGGTGATTGACTGGACCCCATTTTTGGTGGTCATGGGCCTTGCCTTATTTGGCTGGCTCATTTTGACCTATCGCCTCAGTTATTGGGCGATTGGGTTGTGCCTTAAGCCTAGGGATGATGAAGCTACGCAGATCATTGCCCTAGTTGATGCTGATGGAATTGGCCATGTTGATGGACAATATCATTTGGTTCCCCAACAGTTGTTGGACATGGAGCGCCTCACCGCATTTCAAAGATGGGTGTTGGGCGAGTTTCGTGCGAAACGTGGGGTGCCGGTCTACAATGCTGCAAACCTTGTTATGGTAAGGTTGCAGATCCTTTCGATAATAAAGGATGCAAACAAGAACATACGGGGGTATGATCTTGAGTGCTTGACGACGCGATTGACGGCGTTGGCGTTTATTCCTTCTAAGGATGACGTCTTTTACAGCCAGTTGTTTGTTGAGCCTGTTTGCCACTGTTGGAGCAGGTGTTGGTGCACCTGCGACAGGAACGTTGTTCTTGACCGCATCAATGCGCTTGAAAGGCCCCGCGATTAGAGGGGCCCCGTCTTTACAGAAGGAATTGTTGCTGAGAAACCTGATGCAGTTGAGTTGATTGAACGACTTAATGCTGAGGAATCTCGCAACAGTGTGGCAGTCTTTCTGGAGGCAGGGGCAACTCGAATTCGTCGGCTTGTACACTTAGCGACTTATGGCCTAGGTGTGCAATACCGTGTGCATTGTAATGATGTGCAAACAGCGCTTAGAGGACTCTTGGAGAGGGTCTTCTTTCACTGGGAGGTGATTGACGGAGTCAAATTGATGACACGTCCATTTAAACCCTCCTGGACAACTGTCCTAGATGTGCTTGGCGAAGCGAGAGCAGCTCTTCTTGAGTTGGTTCCCGCCGTCATCCCATTGACAAGGAGTCAGTTCCTTGCCCGTCTTGGTGGATCCAAGCTCGTGCGTTACACCAAGGCAGCTGACTCCGTGGAGCAATACCCAGTTACCACTGAAGACAGTTTTGTTTCAACTTTTGTTAAGGCAGAGAAGTTGAACGTAAGCGCCAAGCCCGATCCTGACCCGAGAGTCATCCAACCTCGTGGATTTAGGTTCCTTTATTCTATCGGGCTATACATCAAAGCAATTGAACCTGTGATCTACCGTGCGTTAGATCGCCTCTTCGGACAGCGAACCGTTATGAAAGGACGGAATGCTGACCAACGAGGTTCTGCCATCCACAAAGCGTGGAAAAGATATGTGAAGCCTGCAGCCATCGGAATCGATGCTAGCAGATGGGACCAGCATGTCTCTGCAGCTATGCTGTCGTTTGAAATCAGTGTTTACTGGTCAATCATAGCGTGCTCTTGGTTTAAGTACCTCCTGCAGATGCTACTTCACAATGTCGGTTTTGTTCGTTGTCCTGACGGGACCATCAAGTATCAGGTTGATGGTTCCAGAATGTCTGGGGATATGAACACTGCGCTTGGCAACGTGCTACTCATGTGCCTCTGTATTTGGTCCTATTTACGAGGCAAGTCGTTCCATGTTTCATTGATTAATGACGGGGACGATTGTGTGCTTATATGCGAGTCTGAACATGTGGACAAATTCTCTGATTTGGGGGAATGGTTCGCCAGACTCGGGTTCGTAATGAAGGTGGAGAAACCAGTCTACGAGCTTGAGGAGATTGAGTTTTGCCAGTCAAGACCTGTTGAAGTTGCTCCCGGAACGTACCGTATGGTGCGTGATCCGAGGGTAACGATCGACAAGGATTTGTGCTCGGTGAAGCCCATTCATACTCAAGACGATTTTGACTTCCATCGATCCGCTGTTGCGCAATGCGGATTATCGCTGGCAGGTGATGTGCCTGTGTACAACGAGTTCTATCGGGGCTTGCTTCCCGATACAATTAGTCGTCGTATGCAAAAGCGATTGAAGTTGCGTCCCCTTGAGACCGGAGCTGATTACCTGGCTCTCGGCATGCACCATGAATATGTAGCTGAGCCCTGGCAGGGCACTCGCATCTCGTTCGCAAAGGCTTTTGGCATCCAGCCTGATGAACAAGTTGCACTGGAGAGGAGATATCGATCTTTACGTCCAACCTGGCGTGAGCCGACACAGGTACAAACCGTACTCAGCGTTTATGAGACCGCATAGGCAAAATGCGGAGCCTAGCACAGGCTTGGAGGCATCCATTAATGCATGGGGTGTGGGAGGCATCCAGTCACGTAGTGGGCCGAGGCATTGTTGGGATTGAAGTTCCCTAGTGCATAGGTTGCTCATGATGACGATGGAGGGAGGTGGAATTCCTGTACCATCGCTGAAATGCAACACGAAATGACTGAGCAGATGTGACCAAAGCGGTTGGAGACACATGCCAACTCCGTAAAATTTTCCGCGCGAACCAAATCGCCAAGAGACTGCACGGCTCTACCATAATTGTGTGGTCCTCCCATATGAACAGTCCCGGCTCTTGTGCGCTGACCTTGCTAGTCGCGTGCACTTCTCACCGGTATCCCATAATGAAGAAATCAAATCAACAGAAGAAGCAGTCTAAGGCTTCAAAATCCGGATCCAAACCCGGTGGTAAGGTTGCAAATCTTGCCGTCAGCAAAACGATGAAAAGTCGTAACCCCCGCATTCGCAGCGAAGGGGAGTGTGTTGTTATTGCACACTCCGAACTCTTCGACTGGCCCCTCGGCAAGCTTGCGTTCACTGCGAACCTCACCGCTGCCGTTGGGCCCGGACTAAGCACGTGTTTTCCGTGGTTGTCCGGCGTTGCCAACAATTTTGAGACCTATAGGTTCCGTAGGCTCAAATTCGTCTATTACCCACGCTGCGCTGCCACTCAGGCAGGGCAGATTGTCATGCTTCTCGACCCAAAGTCGAGCGACACCAATCCCCGCACATTGCAGATTGCCTCCACGTATCATGTGAGAGCGAATGGCAACATGTGGGCACCCTTGGAGCTTGAGGTCCCTCAGGAGATCTTGAGCACTGGAGGACCGAGGAGGTTCATCCGCAGCAGTACTCTGCAGGCTGACGCAGCCGCATTGTATGATGTTGGGAGGTTCTTCTTCATTACCGATGGAGCGAATCCTTTTGACGCTATCATTGGTGAAATTGGAGTCGAATATGAAGTGGAGTTGTGGACGCCAGGCCAACGGCCTGCAGGACAAATTTTTGCCCTGTGGGTCAATGGTGTTGGCACTGCGGCCTCCGCCAGCAACCCTTTTGGAAATACACCCACCTTTGGGGGGTTGATCCTTGATGAGGTTGTTGGGAATGTGATTGCCGTTAAGAACATGGAGCTGAGTGGAGTCAACCAGCTCGTGGAATACGGGATGTGGTTGGTCATCAGTGGGACTGGTGTCTCAGCCATTACTCCATCCTACAGCGCCGCCACACAGGTTTACAGTAATGTGGTTATTGGGGCCGGTAGCACCATTGCTATGTGTTACTGGACCTTTCGTCCAAGTGCGGCTGTTGGAACTATCACATTTGCTATCACTGCCACTACAGTGACGGAGTGTAATTGCACCATTAGTGCATTGCCCTATGACATTGACTTCTGAGTTGGTGTTGGAGTGGTTCTCGTTAAACGCCCGTGTCTCACACGTTAACTGAATGTGCCCCGGTTTGCTTTAGCATGTCCCGGTCGGGGGTACTAAGTTGGGATCCCGAGTCGCGTCTCGGGGGGCATCCGCGAACTGCCACGAATGACG